CATCTAAAATGCGTGATAATACTGTAGAACAGATAGAAAAGATTGATAAAGAAATTCTTCTTACTGATACCGCTCTTGAAATGGAAACATTTAAGATTGTTGCTAAAGATGTTCAGATAGGTGAACTACTCAGAAGCATTGATGATGAGGCAAAGATTCGCAACAAGCATCAGAAGCTTCTTATTCTTGAGCAACAGTTGATTGATAAGATTAGAAAGTTGAAAGCTGATATCACATTCTTTGATAGCCATGATAACTGTCCTACATGTAAGCAAGTCATTCAAAATGATTTTAAGTGTGAGACTGTAGAGGATAAGACAAAGAATATCACAGAAGTAGAATATGGTATGGATCAATTGAAAGAAGAACTGCTAAATCTTAGTAATGAAATTAAGCAGATTGATTCTATCAAGAAAGATATTACCAATCTAAAGATTGAACAAGCTGCACATATCAATACAGCTAATGGACATAAGGCATATATCATCAAACTTGTTAAGAACAAGGAAGAACTCAATAAGAAAACTGAGTATGTTTCTGATGATAAAATGAAACAATTAGAAATTGATCTTCAAAGTTGTATTGAAGAAAAGAGTGAATACGCAAGGTGTAAGGATTCCTTACTAGTTGCCGCTCTTATCTTGAAGGATAGTGGTATCAAATCACGCATCATCAAGCAGTATGTTCCTATCATCAATAAACTAATCAATAAGTATCTTTCTGCTATGGATTTCTTTGTTCAGTTTGAACTGGACGAGACATTCAATGAAAAGATCAAGTCACGATTTCGTGATGAGTTTTCTTATGCTTCATTCTCTGAGGGCGAAAAGATGCGTATTAATCTAGCTATTCTCTTTACATGGCGAGCGGTTGCTAAGATGCGTAACAGTGCCAGCACCAATATCCTTATCATGGATGAAGTAATGGATAGCTCACTAGATGTGAATGGAACAAATGAATTCATGAAGATATTGACCAACTTGACAAACGACACAAATACGTTTATCATAAGCCACAAGACAGATCAGTTGTTTGATAAATTTAATCAAGTGATCAAGTTTGAAAAGAGTCAAAACTTCTCAAGGATTGTATAAGGAGAAATCAAATGGACATAAAAGATATTAAAAAAGATGAGAGACCTGGGTTTAGAATGGGGAATTACTTCGTTACATTTCCAGAAGATGAATTTGTTAAAGAAGATGAAGAAACTGGCAGACTTTATATCTTGGCAGACATATATAGAATTGACAGTGACAGCACAACAGCGTATAAGCTAAAAGAGACTGAAATTACTCCCGCAATAGAAAAAATGATTTCTGATGAAGTGAACCGCCTTCTTCTTGAAGGTATTGAATTCGACAAGAGTGACAAGGAAGTTTGATATGGGTAGGTTTGAATGGGACTGGTTTATTGCATGGACATGCGGAACAGTGGTAATTTTAGGTATCTTAGCTGCAATTTACTTTGGCACTACAGAAGCCAATCAAAAATATTATGCATCTATTGATAAATGCACGGCTTCTGGTGGATCAACTATTCCTGTTGGTCGTGGTGAAATACTTTGTCTTATGGGAGTTAATAAACAATGAGTATGTTTACTGATGTAAAGGCATTTCAGCGAGCCTTTGAACAACGTGTTGGCGAAAAGCCAGAACTTCCTTCTAAAGAAGAACGTGATCTTCGTAAGAAGCTTTTAGCAGAAGAGTATTCAGAATATGTTGTTGCAGAATATAATAACGATCTTGTGGAAATCGCTGATGCTCTTGCTGATATTATTTACATTGCCTGTGGGACTGCTGTTTCTTATGGTATTCCTCTTGATGATATTTTTGAAGAAGTACATGCATCAAACATGGCAAAGCTTGTTGATGGCAAGGTTCTTCGTCGTGCTGATGGTAAGATTCAAAAGCCAGAAGGTTGGGCTCCACCTGATATTGAAAGAATTTTGAAAGACTCTATTACATTGTGAAAGGTTAATTATATTATGACTATTAAGAAAGACAAAGCTTATAAGCAAGTTGAAAAAGCATATGAGACTATGCCAGAACCAGAAGTAACTTTTACTTTTTCTGAAAATTATATCCCTACAAGAGATACAACTAATTTTCATTATAAGTATGCAGAAGGAGATATGATTGCGGATTTCAAAGACTATATTGACGCAACCTATTCACAGCATTACAAGACTGACGAAGAGTCAGTCGAATGCTTTGATGCGTGGATTGCACTTGGTGACTCTACCGCAACATTCAGGAATACAGCACTTAAGTATCTCTGGCGTTATGGAAAAAAGAACGGAAACAATAAAGCAGACTTGATGAAGGCACTACATTATGTTATGATGTGTCTTTATGTTGATCATTATAAAGGAAAACAATAATGGAAATAAAAATCGACATCGAAAAACTAAGAAATAGAAAGTTATTTGTTGCTACACCAATGTATGGTGGTAATGCCTCTGGTATCTATACTAGGTCTATGTGTGATTTGACAGCACTGTGTGTCAAGTATGGTATTGAGGTTCGTTCATATTTTCTTTTCAATGAGTCGTTGATTACTCGTGCAAGAAACTATTGTGTTGACGAATTTATGCGCTCTGATGCTCATCATCTTATGTTTATTGATGCTGATATTGGATTTGATCCAAAGGATATCATTGCTCTGATGGCTCTACAGGATACTGATTCGGCTTACGATGTTATCGCTGGTCCGTATCCTAAGAAGTGCATTACATGGGAGAAGATCAAGCAAGCAGTTGATAGTGGTGCTGCAAATGATCAGCCAAACAGTCTTGAGGATTATGTTGGTGACTTCGTTTTCAATCCTGCAATGGATGCAGGAGAAAAAAGCAAGACGATTAGACTTGACGAACCCGCAGAAGTGCTAGAAACTGGTACTGGATTTATGATGATTCGTCGTCCTACATTCGAAAAGTACAAGACCCACTATCCTCAGTATTCTTATAAGCCAGATCATGTTCGTACCGCAGAGTTTGATGGTTCTCGTGAAATCCATGCATACTTTGATTGTATTATTGATCCTAAGACTCGTCGTTATCTTTCAGAAGATTATATGTTTTGTCAGAATGTGCGTCAGATGGAAATGAAGGTTTGGTTGTGTCCTTGGATGCATCTACAACATGCTGGTACATATGTGTTTGCTGGTAAGCTTCCTGCACTTGCATCTATTGGCGCATCTGCTACAGCTGATGCTGGTCTTCTAAAGAGTCAGAGGAATCCAAAGCCAACTGTTCCTGTTGAAGTAGCTACAGCTTCTCCTGAACTATTGAAGAAGTTCCGTCCTATCTAAAACCGTGAAAAGGAATACTTTGTTATGAAAATCAGTGAGAATACGATCAATATCTTGAAAAACTTTTCCGCCATCAATGGGAACATTCTTGTTCGCCCTGGAAATGTTCTTTCGACATTGCATCAATCTAAGACTATTCAAGCAAATGCGACTGTAGAGGAGACCTTTCCTCTACAGTTTGCAATCTACGAACTTCCTAAGCTTTTGGGTGTATTTTCTCTCTTTGATGAACCAGAGATTGAATTTGGTAAAAACCAGTTGAGCATCGTGTCTGGTAATCAGACTGTCAACTATACCTATACTGATCCTTCTATGGTTATTACACCTGATGCCACTAAGAAGCTTGTTATTGATCCCGCAGAAATTAGTTTTTCTATCACACAATCTGAATATGTAAAGATTATTAGGGCAGCATCTGTTCTTCAAGTTCCCAACATTATTGTTATTGGTGATGGAAGCAAGATCAATATGTGTGCTGCTAATGCCAAGAATCCTACAACAAATACTTTTAGTATTGAAGTTGGTGAGACTGAACGTATTTTCAGTATCGTATTTAGGGTAGAGAATCTTATTAAGTTGCTTCCTATGAATTATGATGTTAAGATCAATTTTAAGGGTATCTCGTCCTTCACTGGCACTAACATTCAATACTTCGTCTCAATTGAACATGGCGATTCTAAGTTTAACTCTTGATATAGGAAAACAAAATGCGTGAAGAATTTCTTTGGGTAGAAAAGTATCGCCCCAAGACTATTGACGAATGCATTCTCCCTGATGGTCTCAAAGAGACTTTCAGGGCTTTCGTTGCACAAAATAATATCCCTAACCTAATCTTGTCTGGTGGTGCGGGTGTTGGTAAAACAACAGTTGCTCGTGCTATGCTAGATCAGATTGATGCAGATTATATCGTAATTAATGGGTCTATGAATGGCAATATTGACACTCTCCGAACTGAAATCCTCAACTTCGCTTCATCCGTCTCATTCACGGGTGGACGTAAATATGTCATTCTTGACGAGGCAGATTACCTCAACGCAAACTCTACCCAACCCGCCCTCAGAAATTTTATGGAAGAGTTCTCTGGAAACTGTGGTTTCATTCTCACCTGCAACTTTAAAAACAGAATCATTGAACCGCTACATTCTAGGTGCTCTGTCATAGAGTTTAAGATCACCAAGGATGATCTACCAAAGCTTGCTTCTCAATTCATGAAGAGGATTATCAATGTTCTTAACACTGAACGAGTATCTTTTGATAAGTCTGTTATTGCTGAACTTATATCTAAGCATGTACCTGATTGGAGGCGTGTTCTCAACGAACTACAAAGATACTCAGTCAATGGTTCTATTGACACTGGCATTTTTGTTAATATTGACAACGATAACTTTAAAGTTCTTATCGGTTATCTAAAGTCTAAGAACTTTAATGAAATGCGTAAGTGGGTGGGTGAGAATTCTGATACTGATATCACAGCGTTGTTTCGTAAGCTTTATGATATATCGAATGATGTTGTTAAATCTAACTCTATCCCAGAGTTGGTGTTGATCTTGGCTGAGTATCAATATAAGGCTGCATTTGTGGCTGATCATGAAATTAACATTGTTGCTGCATTTACACGCATCATGATAGATATTGAGTTTGAATGATGAGTCCATTTGAATTTGTCAAAGCTATCAATGAAACCAAACAAGATTTGATCAGGGGTTCCGAAAACCCTGATCTTGCCGAAACCTTCTACAAGCCTTATGTAATTAATAAAGCTTTTTCTTATTTCAAAGATACTGTTATGTACGCTAATGAGATTAACATGTATCCTAATACTGCTAACAAACTTCAAAATGATTATTACCTAAATAGTATACGAAAAGGAAAAAGGTATTCTAAGTGGCATAAAAAAGAAGAAGACGATAAGATTGACGCCATCATGGAATATTATGACGTAAACTATGCAAGGGCTCGTGAAATTGGTAATGTACTGACTAATGAGCAATTGACCCTTATAAAAATAAAATTAATAAAAGGTGGTAATAATGTTCAATCTCAATCAATTGGTGGAGGTTAGTCTAAAAAATCCAGAAGACTTCTTAAAAATTAAAGAAACTCTTTCTCGTATTGGTCTAGCTTCAAAAAAAGAAAATACCCTCTATCAGTCTTGTCATATTCTTCATAAGCAAGGCAAATACTACATAGTTCATTTCAAGGAATTGTTTTTGTTAGATGGCAAAGATTCTACCTTGGCAGAAGGTGACATTGCCAGACGCAACAAGATCGTCACACTTCTAGAAGAATGGGAACTTCTAGATATTGTTGATCCTGACAAAATTGAGGACTTGCAATCTCCTTTGAACCAGATTAAGATTATTCCGTTTAAGGAAAAATCAAATTGGAATTTGGTGACAAAATACACAATTGGTAACAAATATTAATAAAAGAATTATTTAAAATAGCTCCTTTGGGGGCTATTTTTTGTTGACATGGTGTTTGGGGTGGGCTATAAAGGGTCATGAACAACGGAGCAAGCAAATGTCTCGCTACATCATCACCATCAAGACCCTGAACCGTAAGACCAAGCGTTACAGTGTTGACCAGAAGATCAAGCTGAACGATTACAATCAAGCCATGGACATGATGGACAAGCTGGAAGACCAGTACTATCGTGAGAGCATGGAACTGTATGAAATTGAATTCAAAGATAATGATCCTTTTTCTCGTAAAACCGCTTGACAGGTTGTTTGTAATACCCTATAAAGAGTCATGAACAACGGAGATACGGACATGCTTTGGCTCAATGAAATCGAGAAGCTTCTTGGATGTGATGATACCATGGCGTTGAAAGTCTATAATCGCATGGTTATTGACTTTTCTGAATGCACGAATGAAGAGTTTGAACGTGAGGTTCGCTTTGCCTACAGCCGCATTCTCAAGGCTGGCAGCACTTTCTACTACATCTGAGGAGAGACCCATGCGTGACAATTGGAAAATCTTTGACTACATCAACGAACTGATCCATCTCGCTGAAATCCTTGAGGTTCCTGGCGCTGCGGATACCATTCAGGTCATGCTAAGGGAAATGTGGACAAAATTTCCCAAAGAATGTGAAAATAATTTCGTTTCCAAGCCAAAAACAGTTGACATCTACTGCTAGGTCGCCTAATATCAATCATCAACTGATGGAGACACCACATGCTCACCAAGTCCAGCCTTATCAACATGATCGACACCGCAGATCAAGAGAAGCTTTCTCGTATTGTTGGACGAGCATGTGTTGCTCTCTTCCGTCGCCAGACTGAGGATGAGAAGGCTATCAATGCTGCAACGCACAACAACAATCGTGGTTTCACTCAGGGTGATGCTCGTCAGGGTTCCATCACTGCTAAATATTTCATCAAGAATGGAACTTTGCTGGATTGGCAAGTGAATCAGTGGCTCCGCAAGGATGTGCGTGGCACCCCCCGCATCGTGAAGTACTGGAAGCAGTTGGCAGAGGAGGCGGCTAAAAAAGCCGCTTGACACCCTCTGAGGATATGCTAATATCAATCATCAACTGATGGAGAGAGTCATGGATACGAATTCTTACAACGTAGACAAGATTGGTGGCGTGAAGCTTGGTGATCGTGTTCGTTGGACCAGCGCAGCTGGAACCCTCCGTGGCGAGGTTGTTGACATGCGTTTGGGTCTCACTGCCGCTAACACCATCGTTCCTTGGATCATGATCCAATACATGGATATGTACTCCTATAAACG